TTATCCAAGTTCATTTATCGTTGGTGTAGGTATTACTGCAGATTCAACTTGCACAACTTTTGTAAATCAATTATCAATTAAAAACATTCCAACTAGTGCTGCTGGACTCTGTTCAGGAATGCTATGGAGCGATTCTGGAATGATTTGCATAATACCTTAATAAAAAAATTAAATTTAGATGGCAGCTACTCCAACCTTTGATTACTTAACTATTGTAAATAACGGTGAATCTTCTATGGCAAAATACATAGCAAAATCAAGATCCATTAATGCGACGTATGATGTTAGTAAAATAGAATCATATAAAGGAATAGTGGATTCGATTCTTCTTTATCTATCACCAGTAAAAAAGGATTTGGATAAAGGCCCTGAACCCGAACCCGGATTCACCGGAACAATTCCATTAATTAAGATATACTCTGATTCGATTACTATTCGAACAGGTAGAAACGGAAAGAGGTTGCCTGAATTGCCGATTCGAAATAAGTCTACTAATCAAAAAATAAAGATCCCGTTCGCAGATATTTCAGAGACTTTTGCAGCAGAGATTTCTCAGTTTATCATTGATCTTGATGATGCGGTGACTAAGGCATAAGCATTAGCTACTTAATAATATTTAAACTCATCATAGAACCACTTATAATTGGCTTTGATCCAATTGCATGCGCTCTGACCTAATACTTCTTTATAGTCTGACTTTAAAGGTTCAAGTTTTTTACGAATCTGATGATCTCCATAAATTCCATATACTGTATCGTCCTCTTGCGTGATCTGATCAATATTGTTAAAATCATGATTAAAGTAAGGTATGCCCAAGTATTCATATATCTTCTTCATTTCCGGTACCGGGTCTTTTGCTAGATCCTCATACTTAATAAATAGAATTTTTTCATTTATTCCTTCTTTAAAAACTTGCTGCAACCTTTCTAGTGCGAGCCCAACGGGCTGACCTCCTGCCCAGATATCGATTCTTTTTTCAGTAGTCGTACCGGTCATGTTTGAGTGGTTAACGATACCTGAATCCATGTGTTGATTCTTACGAAAGTTTTTCTCCATCGAAGCAAAAATACCCCTAAGATCCCTGACCATGCAGATAATTTTGGGTTCAGGATAGAAGGAACTTAGAAATCCATAATGTACTCCCCAACCTCGACTCTTATCCAAGACGTACGGCTTATTCGTAATGCCGTTAAAAAATCCTATGACTCCATCGTGACAGAACTGAGTAAAGCCAGATCGCATCAGGGATGAGTCCTGTGCTTTAAACTCTGGAGAATTAGTGTAATTGTTTCTGGCAGCATACACTAATTCTAGGACGCCTGAAGTAGGAGTCACATAGAAGTCTGGATTCTGGCCTATGATATTCTGTAACAAGGTTGAACCTGCTCTGGGTAGGGATGATTGAAAAAATATCTTTTTCATACTATGTTGGATTCGTAATTTTTATTCTGCACTATTCTATTAAACGGTTGGATGACTCGGATTCTATACTTACCGCTCTGATTATGGTTATAACTCATGTGCTGAATTACCTTAGCGTAAAAGTTATCGATTTCCATTCCAGAAGCCGGTCCCATCTGTAGAATATCATCAAATAGGTTTGAGCTTACTCCATATGCATGGGCACAAACTATTTGGTTTCTAAAGAAAGGTTCGACTAATCCACCAAAATAGAGCATGTCCCAATCGTTATGTAACCATTGGTTGGCATTAAGTAGAGCGGACGGATCTTCTAGAAATGTGACGTCGTCCTCCAATATTAAGATTCGGTCATATCCTCGAATCTTAGCTAATCTAATAGCTGATAGGTGAGCCTCTCTACATCCAAGTTGACCCTTAATGTATTTTAAGTCATCTTTTATGAAATTTCTATATTTAGTTCTCATTGGAAGATCCTCCACCTCACTTCCTGCAACTCTTTCAAAGTTTGTGATGCCCATTTCTTTAAACTGACTAAGGATACTGTCATTACGCTTAGTGTCCTTATCTAGATTCAAATAAAATATCCGATCAAAGTATTCGTTAATGCTAAGGTGACGATGCGTAAAATCCATTATAGAGAATTTAAAATTTCATCAGTATCAAAGATATTTAGATCTAATAACGGACACTCATGATTTGCTCCATGAAAATTATAGTCAAATAGGTAGCTGTCTGGAAGCTTGACTTCAGTCGGAAGATTAGCAATGATGTTGTCATGAATGCTGTATCCAAATACTTTAGGGGAGGTGCCGATCCATAGGACAGTTGATCTTAGGTCTAGTGCTGCTGCCGCATGCTGAATGCTTGAATCTATTAAGACTCTCTTTTGTGAAAAAAGCAGAAGGGACAATAGTTCCATGTTTGACATCGGTTCAAAGATAGCCTCTGCTCCTGGGATAGACTGTTCGCTGGACCTACATATTTGAATGACATGATATGATTGATTTAGGTGTGCGACCAATTCATTTGCGGTCGTGTTTGGAATGTCCCTAGTCCATGAATAGAGGTATGGCTGGTCATTTAGCGGACCCCCGTTCGTTTGAATCACGGCAATTGGTCTTTCACGATTCCATTTTTTAAAACCATACTGTTTTTGTCTAACATTAAATATTAATTCTGGATATTCTCCTGAAAATTCAAGATTATAGAGCTTGCACCAGTTTTCAATAAGAGGTAATTCCTTATGGATGTGCTCACTTGTGAAATAGGGTTCGTGTCTAAAGATTAAGCTGTCCTTTCCCTCGATAAAATCCTTATAGAAATATGGAGTCGACCCTATTCTATATACTCGATCGATTGCAGGTAAATTTAAAAATATTTCCGGATACGCACAAACTACGATTAATTCACGATCTGGGTGATTATTTTTAATACACTTAGCAACGGCTGTTGCTGCGATATGCTTTCCTAGTCCACCTTCAATATGAAAAATGGAGAATTTGTTTGCTTGCTTTTTTGCCATATATTCAAATAGTATTATTTGACTATAATATACTCAAAGATACCCTAAAGTTCTTAATTAAAATCTAGTTCGATATCGAAATCAAAGTAAACAAATTTAGCCGTGAACGTGGTAAAGTCAGGTGTGGCTGAGCTGTATGATAGTTTAAATCCATCCTGGCTTTTAAGCACAGGTCGTTTAAAAATGATTGAAGATACAAGATATCCCTCGTTGTCTAATAGAGAAAGTCTCATTGGGGAAAATGTTGGCTGTTTATTTGAAAAATCAAGGTATTTTAAGGAATTTTCCAAAAAGATAAAGTAGTTTAGGTAGGCATCAGTAAGCTTGAAAGTTAGCGTAAATTCTCGAGTGAATAGATCTACCACTTGCTTTGAGCTCTTGTATTCTTGTTGTTTACCAAATAGTCGAGTCTGCACAGCAGGATCCATCGTCCATCCTGGAAAATCGATTGACTGTATCGTCGAGGACATAAAATCGTCTATCGTATCATATGGAAGGATCAGGCTCTGATAATACTTTTTATATTTTTCCTTAATTTCAGGTGAAAAGAAATCAGGCGGAAACTGAAATATAAACCCGCTTTGTCTTACGTTTAATAGCATTATTTTTTTCTATTCTTTTTTGCTTTTTTAGCCCTTTCCCATAGGGACTTATCTGCCTTTTGGGTGGTCTTTCCTCCCATTATAAATGAATTTACTCTAGCCATAGCCCATTGCTGCTGGGTTACCCCAGGGCGATGGCCAGTCCTCCAAGCCGCCATTCCTTTATTGTAAACTGTCCTAAGAATTCCCAAAGGAATTTTGCTGGTCTTTGCTTTGTTTTTTAAGGCAGCTTCAGCAGACTCGTTAATGCTGCTATTGATTAAAGTTTAACATTTTATTTCTTCTTTTTTGCAAGCTGACGTTTTACCTCTTCTCTAACGCTCTCCATCTTTTTAGCATAGGTGGGATTGTCATTACGATTAAACACTATCTGCTGATTTAGGCTTCCCGTAATCTTGCGCATGTCTCCTCCACGAGTTCTAATCAACCATTTCGCAAGCTCTTTTACTCCAAGCTCTTTAAACTTTCCCTTAGCGTCTGGTGCATCTGAGTCGTGCCAATCGGGAGAATTTTTGGTCTTTCTTACCTCATTAACTTCATCTTCGTTCTTGCTTTGCCAGTCTGCAGAAACTGAATCTTCTTCAATGGGTCCGCCAGCTGCCCATGTTCTACAGGTCCTGGCCGAGTGACACTTGAAGTGATGCATCCAGCAATAACCGAGTCTTCCATCCGGATCAGACACTTCGCCCGGCATGCACTCTTCCATTCTTGGTGAAATATCAAAGGCTACACAGTTTCCGCAGTTGGAATTTTTAGCAACGTCCGGTGTCGTATTCCAATGGTCTGCGAGATCGACCCAATACTGTTCGTCAGAAAGATTCATTGGGCCGTATTGTATGTAATCTGCGTCAATTGCTTTATCCCTATTCTTAGTATTTAGTTTTAAGTTTTGAGTGGCGATAGGACACGACTCATTTCCTTTCTCTAATATTAGATATTGATTAAAATTTAACATTATTTGCCGTATTTTTTTTGAAATGCCTTAGTGTATTTACTAGGTTTAGTTTTATATCTTGCGCCAGACTTAGAATAGTCGGCCTTCCATCCACCGTCGGGGTGACTCGTATATGCGCTGGCATCATCATCTGATTTTTTAGCATGCTTTTTTATTTCGCTCTTCATCTCAGCCGCATCCTTAGTAAGATACACGGGATTAACTTTTTCTTTTTTACGTTCATTAATAAATTCAGAATAAGTTAAGATAGTCGATTCGTTTTTCATCTTAGAGCTCTCAATCGCCTGTAATTGATCGACCGCTTTATCACGAGTCTTATGGGTCCCAAGAAGCTTGCGTTTTCCGTTAACTTTTTTCTTAGAAAAGACTTTCCATACCTCTCCATGTTTTTCAATCGTCTCATTTATTAGATTCATCACTCTTTACTATTTTTACTCTTAGCTCGCCAGTTCCTTTTATCACACGATGCCACTGTCCACGTTCAATAAAGACTACTGAATTTAGGCTCTGCGGCAATCTATCTTCCAGCTGAATCTTCCAGTCCGTTTTATCGATTGCGATCACTGATCTGTCTTCATCATCACGATGCCATTTTAGCTCGATCGGATTAATTGAATCGTCAAAAACTCTAATTAGATCATCACCTATTTTATTATCAGTATACACCATCACCAATATCCAGGATAAGTTTTTCCTCCCCAAAGGTGAGCATATCGGTTTATTCGACAAGCCCAATAGCCAGCCTTAGTTCGATCCTTCTTTTCAGCACAATTATGGCGAGCAGCAAAGGATTTTCTGGCTTTAGGATTGCTTACCTTTGCAGTAAGTCCACCATGCACATCTCCAAAAGCTATCTTCATGATTCGACCCGTCTTTGGATTTCTAACATAGACCTGATATTTTTTGGTACCTCCTCGCATGGGATAGTTTAACCGAGGTTTCTTCTCCTCATTTAGATCAAGTATCTCCAATGGAAGATCTAACGGGACAAGTTTACCGTTAAAAATAGCAGTCAGACCAAGATCAGTTTCTTCAAACAGCTTCTTATCAGTGTTTCCCAGATAAAGCATGCCATCATAGAACTTTTCCCTAGCCTCAGTCAGCATCACAACATGGGCCTCTGATCCAGGCCGAAAGACCGACTCAGCAATGCTATATCCATTATCTATGTGGTATCTAAGGTTATCGGATATTTTTCCTTCTCCTATGAATTGACTAAAACTTTTTATTTTTGCTTCCATATTTAATTATTTATTCAGCTGGAGGATAATCTTGATCGACCCAACTATCATTAAGTGAGGTTCCAATGATTCCAGTATTTTCACGTAGGTTAAACTGTTTGATCGTGTTACCCTTGTACATTTTAGAGTGATCGTCAAAGCTAGGAAAGTACGTCTCCATTTCTAGATCAAGCGATATTGAAACTATATTGGCATCGCTATATACAAAGTTATAACTCTTAGTGAACTGCGCGGTGTCTGGAAATGTTACTTGCGCTGGAATCCTAATTCCTCTAAACTGAAAGTATCTTACCTGATTTTTATAATAAAAATCAAATATTTTTTCCATTATCTTAAAGGTCTTGTTGATGTTATCGCTTTCTATCTTAATGTTATAACTTAATGACATCGGTAGGGTAAAAAGCCTGGCTGAAAATGCCTTTAGGACCTTTTCATCGTTTTCGTCTCGAGTCTCCTGATTAAAGCTTCCCCGAACAAACTTATTGGTGTTATTTGCCGGTTTAATTGAAAAAGAGGAGAGGGTGACTACTCCCCTTGGCATCTGCTCATAGTTTCCCTCAGCGTGATTGGGATACTTACAGTCAGTAGGCAGATCAATAAAAAAGTCTTTCATAAATCCCTCATCTCCACCAAAGTTATAGAAGAATGGAATCTCATGCAGCTCAACCTTATCGTTTCTTCGAAGTTCTATCACGACCTGTCGGTTTAACAGATCTAGCATCGAAAGAGTCGCGTTTCTTAGGAAAATGTCCTGGACATTTTCGTTTCTTATGTTTTCGTTGTTTGATATTTTCATGGCATTATCTGTTTTTAGCGATGTATGGTAAGTTAGTTTGAGGTCGACAGTTATCGATTAACACCAACATTGACTCGTCCTTTAAAAACTGTTGGCTTAGGATAAAATCATGCTCCTCTTCCCTCAACATAGTATTAAAGACTCGAATGTTTGTAATTAGTAATTTTGAACTAGGTAAGGTATAGTTTTGAGTAAGATCAAAGGTATGCTGTGTAAAGGATGAGATGTTTGAAAGAACTCTAATAAAATCGTTGTGGTTGATGATGTCGCTCGGATCCTCCTTGATTCTGTACACGTATGCACCAACCTGTAAAAATTCGTTGGACATTGAAACTACCATCGCATGCCAAGTGTCACTTATAAAGTTGTTAATGGTGTACGATTTAACTGTGCTATTTACAGTTACCCTAAGAACAAAATCCCCTTCAGGTAAGGTCGAAGTATATCTAGAAAAAGTACCGGTCACCCGGATTCCAGAAGAAGTCTCATCGTCATATCCATCAATAAAACTTAGGGTATCTGATGTGCTTGGGACATTGAATAGGCAGGTAAATGATAGGTTTTTATCAGTATCTGCATTAAATTTAGGTTGAGCATTATAGATGACTGCCGTGTCTCTAACCTTAAATTGAGCGGTCGGCACGGGTCCGCTAGAATCAACTTGAATGTTTCTCTGATCAGTAAGACTAATATCACGATATGCTTCTATTCTAATGTATCTTCCCTCATCATTGGATCCTATATGATTTGCGATGGAGTCAAACGGGCCCCTAACCCTAATGTATCGAGTTGAAACTCCGAGAGAATTTTTATCGTTTGTTATAATACCTCCATTTTTCCAAGAGACATATAGTTCGCTATTTTGATATGCAAGGATCACGTTATTTAAAGGAGCCGGGACCTTGTCCAGACTGGCCAAGTTAAACACCTGCTGAGTTGTGGATAGGACTGGTGAATCGTTCGTAAGATTTACAAGCAAATCAGTAGGAAGTATCCCACTTAAGTCATAATAGTTTTCTATCAGCGGAGCAAAATTGTAGGTGTACTTTAACGGTCTTTGTATAATATCAGGATGTAGAGATTTTCTAGAAGAGTCAAAGGTCGTTGTGATCTTTTGATATTGAGCTGGCATGGTTCCGTCCTTGATATCCTTTTTCACCTCTTCTCCAAATAGCTGCTCTGCATTGGTGATCACGTTATCTAAGAATGTTCGAGTGTCATCAGTGAGAAGCATATCGATGTTTGGATTGTATTTTTTAAGGTGTATTTTCCAAAAGGTCGGT